CACCACAGCGCTCGAATAACTTCGGTTTCCAGAGATACAGATCCATAAACATGCGATCTTCTTCGATTTTTTCCTGGATATTGATTTTCGGTCTGACCCGAGGTCCCGAGGGGCCTTCCACGTAAAGTGGTCGGCCGCCCTGCTTTGGAAGCAGAGCGTCAAGGACATCCTCCCAGAATGGAAAGATGTCTTTGGCCCCAGGGATCTCCTGGAAGATCCGTTCATAATATCCTCTTGTGAGATTGAAAGAATGGTTATCCGTAGCAAAGGACAAGTCCTGACTACGGATCAACTTGGAATTCCGAGGTCGGACTAGCTTTGACCTTGGATTCTTGAGTTTGTGACCATTCAGTCTCACATCCGACCTACAGAAGTGGTCGGCAACGTCTCTTAAAAGACCTGCGGTGACCAATGCAGGCACCCATGTCATGGTCGGGATACGGTATTTACCGTTCCTGTCCGGTGTCACGGTGACAAGCATTGGAGACTCCATTGTCTTTAAGAGATTTAGCGATCCCGCGATCAGGAGAATTGCTCGAGCACGAGCAACCTCCCAGTCGCGCAGCCCGCATCCATCGCGCTTTTCAAAGCGTTTCGGAGCGTAGTACGGGACGGACGAAATCTTGGTTCCGTCCTGTACTGTGGGGCTCCCTGAACATTGTTCGGGTCTGGCCACCAGGCTGCTATCCTTGAACTGGCTCTTGAGTGAGCGGGGACGGGGATGGTACCGCACAAATGAAGGAGCGAACTGCATCATGTCAACATTGATGCCATTCGCCTTATCAGCCAAGACGAGCGGTTTGTAGCCGCTGTCTGGATCATTCTTGACCTCCTTGATGATTTCATTCATTCTTTTTTTGAAACCATCAGGGGGGTAACTGAGAAATGCATCCGAAAGCCAATTTGGCAGCGTCCCTTTCGGGGAGTGCTGAACGGCCAACGGGTGATTCTCATCAGGAAACCCAGCGTCTTGGGTGATAAGTGACCGGACAAACTGGTCATCCTTCGCCCATGCGTCAAACTTCGACTGACGTTCCGCGCGAATCCTTGCCAACTGGTAAAGGATTATTTCGTGGTACTGCGAAGATTGACCTCCATGCGTCCCTGTCGTCTCGAATGAGCCAGAACAGGACGGGTTGAATGAAATGGTTTTTACAGGCTTAGACTTCTTTGCCTGTTGACCAATCCATTCATGAAAATCCAGCTCCACAGAGGTGTCGCTTGTTGGGGGGGATGAAACCCTCTCAATATAGCTGTCCTCGGTGGGTGCTTCCCGCGAATGTGGGAGGCACCGAGCCATGAACCTAAGATGAATAATCTTATGATCATGGTTCGCCTGGTCGATCAAGACCCTAAAAGGGTTCCCATCCAACGATGGGAGTTCCGCGCCGAAGAATTTCCGGTCTGCGTACATCGCAACGGCTTTCAGCTGTTTGTGTACGAGATCGGGATCCTTCAAAATAAGGCCCGGAACCTTGCGCCGCATGAAGCGGGAGATTCGTCGATTGACGACGAAAGTGGTAATTACTGCACCTCGTAAGGTTTGGTAAAGACCTTCCATGAACGTTAATTTTTCATGCATCTTCTTGTCGAAAATGCATGACATGGAATCCCGTTTCAAGATGGCTGTTTCTTTTCTTCTGATAAAAACAGCATCATCATCTTGGCTGGGTCTGGTAAACAGATCCGGTCGACCTCGCCATGCAATACTCATGTATTGCAAAGCATGGTCGGGCAATTCAATGCCTGATGATGTCATCAGCCTAACGAGTGACGGAAAATTTTCAACTCCACGCCAAGGCCTCTTGGCCGGTATGGAATTGAATCTCCTCCGCAACTCTTTCTTGTGGGCTGATAACGAGTAGGCCGTGGAAAGTACCC